TCAAAATAGAGCAGAAGCAGGACTTAATCAATAAGACTCTGTTTAATCAAGCCCTTGGCGAGGTTAGTAGAACTCCGGTTAGAACTCTCGGAGAAAATCAGATAAGAACTCAAGATGCGGCAGAAGTTACAAATGCTTCTTTTAGCCGCTTCCAAACAGAGCTTTTAGAGAGGCTAATTAAGCGTATGGTGGATGTACTGCAAAAAGCAGGTAAAATACAACCTATAGTTGTGGATGGTAAAGAAGTAACGGTTAAATTTACTTCACCATTAGCTAAACAACAAGATAAAATGGATACTAATGTGATAGTTGATTTTGCACAAACAATTGCCGCAACAGGAATACCTCTTGAAACAGTCGGGAGTAAGATTAAGTTTGAAGAAGTGCCTCAGTTTATTGCTAAAAACATAGGAATGCCAGCAGAGTTAATCAGAACACCTGAGGAAGAGATGGAGTATAACATCCAACAACAGCAAAAAGCTGCACAGTTACAAGCTCAAGCAGGAGGACAACAGTAATGAGTAAATTATTAGATTTTGTCACGCTTAAAGCTCTCAGAGATAGACGTAAACAAGCTCAAACCCAAGAAGAGTATGCTGCAGAGTTACAAGAGATAAATAACACCTATTGTAGAGTGTTTAATACTGATGACGGTAAGTTCATACTCGACCATCTAGCTAAAACTCAACTTACGGGTGCAATAGCTATGCAGAATGATACTTACTTGGATATAGGTGAGAAACAAGGCCGTGCTAATCTTGTGAAAGAGATTATCCAACGCGTAGAGAGAGCTAAGACAGGAGGTTAAAATGTTACAGTCGCTTTGGTTATACTTGCTGAGTCCTTTTAGAAGGAATTTACCTAAAGCAAGCACCTTTTCAAAGAAAGCTTCATAGGGTACTCTTCGGAGTATCTTATTGAGACTTGATCTCTAATAAAACAAAAAGGATACATTTATGCCATCATTAATCCCTGACGGTGGAGAACAAACACCCACAACAACTGAGGCCCCAGAGGTAATAACACCATCAACAGATGGCGGAGAGCAAACACCCCCTGCAACAGAAGGCGATAACGTACCTGCTTTTCTTTTTGCAGACGGCATAGGAGGAGAAGGAGAAGCTCCTGAATGGTTTAAATCTGATAAGTATAAAACTGTGTCGGCACAAGCTGAGGCATATAATGAACTTGAAAGTAAATTTGGCTCATTCTCCGGTGCTCCCAAAGATGGATATAGTATTGAAGGTGTTGATATTGAAGACAGCCCTCTTTTAAAACTTACGGCTGAATGGGGAGCAGAAAATCAACTTAGCAACGAAGGGCTAGGCTCACTTATTGAAAAGGTGAATGCTCTTGCAACAGAACAGATAGAGCAAGATGCAGTAAATGCTAAAGAGGCTCTAGGCGAGAATGCTGATAAGCGTTTAGGAGACATCTCACTATGGGGTAAAAATAATCTAAGCCCTGAAGAGTTCACACAGTTTCAAGGTTTGGCTCAAACAGCAGGACATGTAGGAGTTATAGAGAAACTAATAGGAATGACTAAAAATTCTAAGTTAGTTAAGGCGGATACAGTTGCTACTGATGCCACTACTGCATCAGACGAGCTAAAAGAAATGCAACTAGCAACAGACCCTAAAACAGGCAAGCGCATGATGGATAATCCAGAGTACAGAGCCAAATATAACGCTAAAAAAGCGCAATTAATTAAATAGTGTGGTATTTTTATTGCGAGGAGTTAGTCCTCGCGGTTAAACGATGATTATATTCTTCCATTATATATAAAAAAGAGCTATCAGCAATATGTGTGTTCTTTCTAAAATAAGAGAGTTCATCTACTGTTAAATCACCAAGAATTTTTTTATCTTTTATCATCTCGTCAAGAGTAGCATATCTGATGTTTTCCGGTTTTTGTGTTTCTATGTTTATACTGTTAATAAGAGTATCAACATCAATATAATACCTATCTAAAGCGTGTTTTATTTTTCCAATATCCTCTAAACTTATACCGAAAACACTACTAAACATCTTCTTCCTCCTTAAACTTATCGATCATAATTCTCAATGCCATACTAAAATTACCTTCATAGTCTTTCTTAGCAATTTTTATAACTTTGTTTATTTGTGATGAGCGAAGTGTTACTTTCACGGCTTTTGTTTTATTTTCCATCTCTTAATTCCTTTATATGTACTATAACACACATATTATTAAATTGAAATAAATAGTACAATAGCGGTAGAACAACTACTTAAACTTAAAGAATACCCTCCTTCAAGAGGCTCTAAAAGAATAAGATGTTAAAGTTTAGGATTAAGCTTGACTCTTCTTTTGGAGCCAAATACCAAAAAAATCCGTAAAAAAACAAAACAAAAATAAGGATATATCATGTCAAGAAATTTGTCAGATGTTGAAAAGATTGAGTTTGATACGGAAGTAAAACACGCTTATCAAATTGAATCGGCAACTTTAAAAGGTACGACTTCAGAGCGTATGGGCGTAGTTGGCGGAGAGTATAAGTTTAGAACAATGGGGAAAGGGGAAGCATCAGAGCGTACAGCACCATCTTCTGATGCTGTACCAATGAATGTATCCCACGGTTTTGCTACTTGTGTTCTTCAAAATTGGGATGCTAATGAGTATACTGATATATTTGCCTCTGTAGCGGTAAATTTTGATGAGGTAAAAGAACTCGCCAAAACTATTGCAGGAGCATTAGGTCGTAGAGATGATAAGTATAAAATTGATGCAATGGCTGCAGGTACATTTAGTGCAACTCCAGTACAAGGTACATCAGGCGGTTTGGTTGGTACTGAGATAGGTGGTGCTGATACAAACTTAAATATTGCAAAACTTACTGCAATAGCTGAGTTTATGGATGATAATGAGGTACCTGAAGAGGGAAGACATATTACATTCTCCGCTAGTGGTAAAAAGTCTCTATTAAATACTACTCAGGTCACATCAAGTGATTACAATACAGTAAAAGCTTTAGTGCGTGGCGAGATTAATACGTTTATGGGCTTCAAATTTCACCTAATCGGAAAACGTGCTACAGGTGGATTACCTAAAGCAGCAGCGGTGCGTGATGGCTTTGCATGGCATGAGTCATCTGTTGGTTATGCTAACGGTATTGATATGACTACTACAGTGGATTGGATTCCTGTTAAGAAGTCGTACCTATCAGCAGGTAACTTAAAAGCAAATGCGATCATTAGAGATATTGATGGTATTGTAAAATACCAAGCAACTGAAGCGTAAGGAGTAGATTATGGCTTTTGACAGAACAGGTTTATCAGGTAATATAGGTGCGGGATCAAATGCACCTAAGTTTTTCACGTATGACGGATCAGCCGATACTAAAGCTGTTGTAATAGCAGATAGCTTCTTTGATGAAGTGGCTGATATCTTAGAGGTAGGTGATTTAATTACGGCGACAACGACAACAACTCCTGTAGCATTATATGTAGTTTCTATATCTGCAGCAAATGTAGTAGTTACAGGTTATGTAGCTGTAGTGTAAGCTTTTTAGGGGGTTAGTCCACACCTAACCCCTCATAAAGGATTATATAATGCCCTCAAAAATTCAAATATCATCAAACGCTATGGTTTTAATAGGTGCTAATCCTATATCATCTTTTACAGAAGGTACAGAGGGTAGAGTGGCGACAGCCTTATATGAAAGTACATACACTGCCATACTGTCTTCTTTTAGATGGAGATTTGCCTCTAAACAAGCTCTTTTAAGTCGATTAGCTGAAACACCTCTTAACTCTTATCAGTATCAATATCAACTACCAACAAATTTATTAGTAGTCATTAAGATAGAAAACGAGGTAAGCGATTATGAGATTTATGGTGATAAACTATACTCAAATTTACCTAGTGTTTCAATAGACTATATTTATAGGGTAGATGAAACACTGTTGCCTTCTTACTTTGTAAAGGCTTTAGAATTTCTTTTAGCTGCACAATTCGCAGTACCTATTACAGATAATTCACAAAGAGCAACATTATATCAATCACTGTATGAAGGACAGTTAGCAAGAGCTAAAAACATAGATAGTACGCAAAGACCTCAATCTGCAATAGCAGACAGCCCGCTTACAGGTATAAACTAATGGCTAGGCAAAGAGTACAGCAAAACAGTCTTATATCAGGAGTAATAGCCCCTACTTTATTAGGTAGAGTTGATCTTGATAAGTATTATAATGCTGTAGAAGAGGCAGAGAATGTAGTGATTATGCCTCATGGTGGTATGCAAAGAAGAGACGGGTTGAAATATCTCACTTCTGTACCGACAGGCTCAAGACTTTTCAGTTTTGAGTTTAGTGTTTCTCAGAATTATGTATTTGTGTTATCTACAACTGATCTAATCGTATATCTCCCTAATAGCGGAACACCGTTAGCGACTGAGGCGTGGGGTTCAGCCCTTACAATAGCACAATTAAATGATATGGATATCATACAAAGTGCAGATACTGTGATAATTGTACACCCTGATTTTAACCCTATTATAATAAAGAGAGAGGGAAGTGATACAGCATGGAGCATAAGCAACATGCCCTTAGTGAACATTCCTAAATATGATTATGATACTGCATTAACCCCCTCACACTTCAATTACGGGACAAGCGTTACAGTAGATATAGCATTTGATGAAATTGTGTATAATAATGATGGTAACAATACAAACGGGGTAAATGAATTTCTATACAAAGCAATAGTACCACAAACGGGCATTGATTTATCAACAGAAGACTATTCTAACACAACTAATTGGGAAACTTTAGTAACTCGTCCTAATGTGTGGGGAGTTACTCCCGTCAAATATACATATATTAATTCAGGGGTTCTAAGATTGAGGATCATTGTGATTGGGGATATTATTTTTAATAATGATGGTAATGATGTAAATGGTTTAGATGGACATTATTACATATCTAAAGTAAATCTACCCCTTACAAGTTTAGCAAATATTGATTACTCAAATACTACTGATTGGGATGATTTAGGCGAGGGAGATTTAACCGATAAAGGATGGCCCAATACTTGTACTTTTCATCAAGGAAGATTATGGTTTGGGGGAAGTGCATCTAAACCAACCAGCGTTTGGGGAAGTGTGGTTAATAACTTCTTTAATTTTGATACGGGGAAAGATGACGTACAAGCGGATGATGCTATTTTTGATGTGCTTGATACAGACCAATTCAATGCTATAGTAAATATAGTGTCTAGTAAAGTCTTGCAGGTAATGACAGCAGGAGGAGAGTTTACAAATACAGCTGAGGTTATAACTCCTTTTGATAGTGCTTGGATTAGAGATACAGGTTACGGAGGCAGTAGGATAAAACCCGTTGTTTTAGATGGCGCAACATACTTTATGGATCGCTTTAGAAAAACAGTGAGGGGTTTTATTTATAATTTTAACGAGGGCGGTTATACCTCTCCTCCTATTAGTATTTTAGCAGAGCATATTATAAATGATGTTCAAGACTTAGATATTGTAAGAGGCTCTAGCATCTCTGTATCGAATCTTCTTTATCTTGTGAATGGTGATGGAACTGTAGCTGTATTTAACACCATGAGGCAGGAAAATATTGCAGGGTGGACAAAATGGACCACAAACGGATTATTTAAAAGGGTAACCGTGACAAGCGATAAAGTTACTTTTATTGTAGAGCGTGACGGCACAGAGTATTTAGAATATTTAGATAATAGTGTTTTATTAGATCATACTTTTAGCGATACCTCATCTGATAGAGTAGAGGTAGATGCTTTACTGTTTGCTAATGAGATAAGAGTAGTCGCAGACGGCATTACTCAGACAGCTACAGCAGCTATTGATGATGAAGGTACTTATTATGGTGTTGCAGACAGAGAGGCGGATGAAATATATGCAGGAATGAATTATAATGTGATTATAAAAACTCTCCCTATATCAGCCAATACTTCAACAGAGGGTAATATAGTAAATATACCTCGAAGAATTACAAAAGCAATAGTGAATCTATATGAATCAAGAGGTGTTTATGTAAATGGTGAGTTGGTGACTACACGTAAATTTGGTGAAGACAACTTAGATGTCGCATTAACACCCATCACAGGCATTGAGACAGTCTTCCTATTAGGCTATAATACTAAAGCACAAGTAGAAATTACGCAAACTAATCCTGAGCCTCTAACCTTATTAGCGTTAGACTTAGAAGTAAGTTTTTAAGGATAAGAAAATGCCACAAACAAGTACGCAAATCGGAGCTTTATACGGTATAGGAGCTGTAGCAGGTGCCTTTAGTGCCTATGAAGCCGGACAAATGAGAAAGCTTGCTTATGAGCATGAAGCAGCAATGGCAGAGATTAACGCTAAACAAATTGAAATAGCAGGCACTTTTGCTATCGCAGAGAAAACAACTGACTTGGCAAATAATTTAGCTTTACAGAATGTAATAGCTGCTGCATCTGGTCGCGCTGTGGGTGAAGGTTCACTCCAAGCATTAGAACAGACAAGTGTTGCAAATCTAGAAGCCGATATAAAACGTATCAAAGTTACCGGCAGAGCTAAACAAGTAGCTACTCTAATGAGTGGTGAGGCAAAGAGAGCAGCAGGTAAGACAGCAGCCGCGCAAGGTTTATTAAGCGGTGTTACTCAACTTACAACAGGTACAGCACAAGCAGCGAGGTTTATAGCATAATGGCACCACAAATTCCCATACATCAAAGAGGCAAAATTGATACAAGTGTTAGATTTGGGGCAGAAGCTTCAGGAATACTCAGAGAACAAGCAAATGCTAGTGAGCGTTTGACTGCAAGACTCTCAGGTTCAATACAGCAGATTACTAGATTAGCTGCTCCTATAATCACAGAAGAAACTAAGCAAAAAGCCCTTGAAGATGTAAAGGCAGGGAATATAGACAGCCGAGAAGTTGCTTTAGTAGCTCAAGATGTATATAAACGCACTGCAGAAAATTCTTTTCTTGCCGATGTAGAAGTAGGAGCTAAAGAACTAGGCACAAGGCTTGTAAACGAGCAAACAGCCGCAGGTAAGTACGATGTTAATTCTTTGAATAACTCTTGGAATAATTACATCAAAGGTACAACATCGGGCATCAAAGATGTAGCTGTAAAATCAAGCATTGAGAATAGACTAGCTAAGATGGGATCGAGGTTTCAAGCTCAAGTTGCAACAATGCAAACTACTCAGCAAAGAAATATACAAAAGAAAAATCTATCTGCTAAGTTAGATATGGATACTCAATCATTAAAGGCTTCTGTAGGTGTGAATCCTGAAGATACTCTACTTTATCAAACAGAAATAGCAACAACTTTAAAAACTTTAGTTGATAGTAACATGATGACTCCTTTAGAAGCAGAAAATCTACATGCCGGTATAAATAAAGAAGCTTATTTAGATCAACAACAAAGAGAATTTAAATTAGCAATGGCTCAAGGTAAGGGCGAAGAGTTTATAGAAAAATTCAATAAAAGCAAACAGCCTTTATTAGATGAGAGAGAGCAACTTGTCACATCTAATAGTTTTGAGAGTCAAATGAGCAGAACTAGAAGAAATGCAAAAAATGCTAAAACAGCACAAGAAAAAAATTTCACTTTAGATGTGAATGAAGGTATTAAGATTTTAGATAGTGGAAAAGTTCCTGATAACAGAATAATATTAGACGAGAAAGTAAAAACTCTTCCTGAGAAGGTACAGAGAGACTATTTTGATGCAAAAGTGGTTCAATCGGCTATGTCAATATTTGATGATAAAACTCTTCTTGAGATGGAAGCATACATAAACAGTGCTGAAGCAAAAGAACTCTCTAATATCTACGGTGTAGAAGTCTTAGACAAAGCAAAATCAGTAATAGCAAAAAAGAGAAAATTAGCAAATTCCGATCCTTTATCGCTGGCTATTCAAGATGGTTTATTTGAGCAGCCTCCTGTGATTACTCCTGCTGATATAACAACTCTTCCTAGTAGATTAGAACTCAGTACAGTTGCATCTTCTCAGTATGGTACAGCACCAAAGCTACTAACTTCCGCAGAAGCTTCTACATTTACTAATTATATGGCAGATCCTACAGTAACAATAGAAGCTAAACAAAAACTAATTGCTGGTATCAATACTCACGGCTCAGAAGTTGCAGATAATGTTTATAGACAAGTTGGAGGCAAGAAGGCTTACAACTTTGCTTTTGCGGGCGAGTTAGCTTCTTACGGTAATACTAAGGCTTCAACACTAGCGCTACAGGGTAGAAATGCAGATATAACGTTAGAGGCTGATTATAAAGTGGGATTACAGCAAAAGATAAAAGGTGTATTTAATAACTTTACTGCTGAATTTTACAATCAAAATTTGCAAGGCTTGAAAGATTACAGTAAGGGCTTAATGCTTACCGGTCAAGATGTAGATATAGATGATGTTTTAGAGAATACAATAGGTAAATCAATTAAGTACAACGACAAGCAAACAATCCTGCCTTACAATGTGGCTCAGGGTGATTTTGAAGCGTGGTTAGATAATATAGAGGTCACAGATAGACCAGAACTTACACAAGGCTTACAAGATTTATCAGATAGTACATTTAGTGGTGACTATCAACTGCATTATGCAGGACCGGGTAAATATTTAGTGTGGGATGATAATAACGGTAATGGATATTATGCCACAGATGCAGAGGATGATACAAAACCTTTCATATTAGAATGGATTAAATAATGGCTGAATTACAATTTGATCTACCACTAGGCAACACAGAAGCTAAAAAAGAAGACTTATCAGGCTTTCAGGTAGGTTATCAGGAGACTAAGCTTAGACATGGTGTAGGTATAGAGGATAAAACATATCAGCGGATACTTAAAGGTTATCCAGATTATCAAGAAAATGCAGAAGCATATCAAAGTTTTGCTAGTACATGGGATAATGAGAAATTGCGCTACAGTGTGGCAATGAAGCACAATACTTTTGTATTAGATGAGCAAGACGAAGTAGTAGCAGGCGAAGGTCATTATCCGGGCGCTTCTTTACTCTATGACATGGATACAATCAAGGGTTATTTGCTAGCTATTAAAAACGGATACACTCAAGACGGTTTTGAAGAGGTATATGGAACTATTTCGCAGGAAGAGGCCCAAAGAATAGCTAAAGCTAAAGATGGCACAAGCTTATGGGGAAATATTGCAGGTACTTTAGCAGGCTATGCTACAGAGCCAGAGACAGCTATAGATTTTGCAAGTCCGGGCAAGATTGTTGGGAGCACAATTGCTAAAGGTGCTGTAAAAGCTTTTGCCGTAGAGTCTTTATATGCTGGTGTATCTGAGGTTATGAGACAGCAAAAGATAAGAGAACACATGGAGCGAGCAGGACTCGAATACACTCTTTGGGATTCTACTAAGGAAGTTCTTGTAAATGCAGGTTTTGCTGGGATGCTAAGAGGTATTGGCAGCGCTGTTTTAGATTGGAGCGTAGTAAGTAAAATAAATAGAGGCATCACGAATAGCACAGATAAAGAAATATTTGATAGATTCGCCAGACGAGAAAATTTTAAACTTACTCAAAATACAACTAAACATTTAAACTTGCTTGATGAAGCGGAAGCTAAAATAGAAGTTGGTAAAAATGCAGATATTACAGCTCAAACAGACATTGATATTAATACTAAAACTGATGAAGCAATAGAAGGTGTAAACTTTAGAGATGAACTCAGTGATGATTATCAAACTAAGGGTTATGATATAGAAGAAAAAGCTCTTAATGACACAGTAAACGCTCCCGAGATAGCAGATGATATTTATGGAGGGATGGCAACCAATGACGATGGGGATGCTCTTATTAAAGAGTTTGCTACACATCCTGACATAGAAGCAGAATTAAGAGAGATTGAGGCTTTAGAAGCAAATATTAAAAGTGGGATAAAATAATGCCAATACCTGTAAGTAAAATAGCCTCAGAGCTAGCACAAAAGTTAGGAACAGAAACAACACAGGAAGCCGTAGAGAAAGTAGTGCCAAAAGCGGTTAAAGCTGTACCGAAACCTAAAAGAGCTGTTACTAAAGGTATAGAGCCTGAGCAGGTACTTGTAGAACGTGCGAAGGATATACAAAAAGATATCAGACGTACAGGCTATGAAGCCGCACAAGTAAGAGCTAAAGAAGAACAGATAAAGATAGATAATCCTCCTATTGAGGGAGAGGCTACTGTAACAAAAGTACAGCAAGAAGCACAAGATATTATATATGAAAAAAAGCGTAACTTATATTTAAAATCTCTCACTCTTAAAAAAGAGCAGGAACTCACTTCAATAATGACAGAGAATAAAGCTAAAGGTGTTAGCGGATTTGATACAATCTTAGACCAAATATCTGTAAAAATAGGTGTAGGTAGACCTTTTAGTAATATTGAGGCTAGGACAGGAGCTATATACAATAGAGTCTCTGCACCTATGCACGATTTAAAAGAATCGCTTAGGACCAAATGGGTAGGGTTGTCTCAAGATACAGATCTAGCTGATGAGGTGATAAGATATCTAAAAGATGGTAAAGTTAAAGATTTAGCCACCATGTACAGGGATTTGTATCAAGCAACTAAACATCTGTCTGATGCGGAATTAGGTCCTCTATTCTACGAGTTGACTGGCTTAAGATCAATGAAGGCAAGTGTAGCTTTAGTAGCAGCTTTAGGGGAAGAAGCCGAGAAGGGTGGAGATAAGTTTACTGAGATGCAAGGTAAGATTATCAATTCTGTAGGCGTTTTAAATACCATTATGCTGGAATTAGCTGAT